TAGGTGAAAGTCCTATCATTAAAAATGCAAGTACTGATGGCGTGGTACTGCAGGATTTCCAAGGCTAAAGGGTTGTCGCCCGGATGTAACAAGACAGTATAAAGCCAGTGTAGGGACTGGTGATATACTAGAGATTATTCAATGAGTATTTTCTAGTATATTATTGCGACAGTAGCTCAGTGGTAAGAGCAGGGTACTCATAATGCCTTGGTCGGGAGTTCAATTCTCCCCTGTCGCACCAGATAAAGGAGTAAACATGAAACTATTAATTGGATCACGAGCATTAGCTTACTGGAAGAAAGACTTTCAGTTAAAACCCAATGCAGATTGGGATATTATCAGCGATGAACCCATTGAAGGTGCTGAGTGGCATAAACCTGATTTCTTGAACAATGCTACCTTTGAGAACTTTACAAACGTAGCAAACGTAAATTTTAATGGTCACAAACTATACGTTGTAGATATGTGGGGACTGTCAATTATCAAACGTAGCCATCTGTGGCGTAATCTTAGCTTTCAAAAGCATGTTACTCACTACCACAAATACATGCAATTTGTTAAACGTCAACAATACGACAGTTTTATGGAAAATGTATTACAAGAACGCACTGCATTAACAATGCAAGCTTTCCCACAAGGTCATCCAAGCTTGAAGAAAAGCGTAGATGAGTTCTTTGATGATTACGTAACCAAAAAATACGATCACGATTATTTGCACGAACTTGTTGCATACTACGATAAACCGTTGTATACTCAACTTCAGCGTGATAGCAGCAGTGCATGGTGTGATCGTGATCTTTGGGATAATCTGTCCATCGAAGACCGTACAAAATGCGTTGCAGAAGAAACACAAGTAATTGCAATCGAACGGTTCTTAGTACCGAAAGACTGGAATTATCCTGTAAGACATGCCTATCTGAAATCTTTGGACAAAGTGTGTACTACACTGTGTAGTGGTTGGTTTCGTGATCATGCAATTGATTATTATCCAGAAGTCATGCAATTGTGTGATACAATGAAGTTTGAAAACATTAGAAAGGAGTTAGAAAATGGCAACAGCTAAAGCTAAAGGACCGATGGTGTTTAAAGAATTAACACCTGAAGAGCAAATTGCAGAAATTCGTAAAGAAGCTGCACAAAAAATTAAAGAACTGGAAAAACAACTTCCGTGGGAAAAGCGATTTACTGCTGTGTTAAATCAGTACGTGAGTAATCGCAAACAAACCATTGCTAATTGTATTCGTGGTTATAAACCAGATGAATCTGAGTTTGAAGATGAAGTTAATGCAAAATTAAAAGAACAAGAATTTAAACTTGTCTATAAAGCAGCTTCATTTGACAATGATCTATATGATCGAACACAAAACAGTATTGATGATTATGATCTAAGTGAATACCCTGTGTATGCTGTCTATGAAGTGCAAAACTTACAGAAAGAAACTCTAGGTTTTATTCAGATTAACTGCAATTATTCGTCCTACAATGGTAATGAATATAACAACTGGACGTTTGTTAAACCACAACAAATTACCTGTACAATTTACAACACTTACAAACCCTGAAAGGAAACAATATGTTCAAAAATAAGTTAATTACTCTGCTTGATGAAGCTGATAACGATATTTGTCGTGAATTTTTCAATGCAGAAATTTCAGACAATCTCCAGTGGAATACTGACGAGACAAATGAATTTCTGAAACTACTGCAAGATAATAAAATCAATTTTAAACTTGTAGACCGTCACGGAGGTGAAGGCGAAGGTGAACAGTATTGGGCTGTGTATTCATTCTCTGATGGTCAAGAGGTAGTATTTATCAAATTTGATGGTTACTACATGTCCTACGATGGTAGTACATACGAAAACTTCTACGAAGTAAAAGCTGTAGAAAAACTTGTAACATTTTACGAAACTAAAGCTTGACTTAATTATCAAGCTTTGTTATAATCGGATTTGTAGCGCAGATTCTTGCGTTACATTAGTCGTGCATTTACGCACATTTTAGTCTGTAACATAATTAGTCCTCGAAAGGAAATATATGAATAAATTAACTGGAACTCTACTCTACGTCCAACTCAATAAGCCTGTTAAAGCTTATGTGAAAGCTGGCGAACCCGCTAAAGCTGACGAATGGAAAGCATCCGTAGCTATTGTAGATGAAGACACTATCGATGAATTTGAAGATTATGCTAAAAGCATTGACGCAAAAGTATCAGTAAAGAAAGTCAAAACTGCAGAGTTTGAAGCCGTATATAAAACTGCACCTCCCGAAGGAGCAGGTAAAAATATTTGGGTTGTAACTTTCCGCAAATCTACAGAGCTAGGTAAAACTGGTAAGCCTGTACCTGATCTATACAAACCAAAAGTATTTGAGAAGGTTAAGAATACGCTAGTTGATGTAACTAATACCAAACTACCTGCAAATGGTTCTATTGGTTCAATCAGTATTGATGTGTTTACTCGCAACAACGGTACAAGTTCTCTTTATCTAAAGAACATTCTTGTAACTGAAATGATTGAATACGTACCAGAAGAAGGTTCAGCAAGTGATTACAATCCCGGTGATGAGTTCAGCGATGAAACTCCTGCACCGAAAGCAGAGAAACCTGCTGCTAAACCTGCTGCAAAGGCCAAAGCTAAACCAGCGGCTGATGACATGGATGACGATATTCCGTTCTAATCATATAGTAGGGGCTTCGGCCCCTGCCTTTAATATTCACAGGAGAAATTATGACAAAACAAACTAAAGATATTCTGACAATTCTAGCTATTCTAGTATTGGCAATTCTTGCAATTATCTTTGTACCGTTAGCTACAATTTGGTCGCTAAATACATTGTTTCCAATCTTGAGCATTCCTTACACATTCTATAGCTGGTTGGCTGTAATCGTAATGAATCTCACATGGATGTACAAACCAACTATCAGAAAGGATTAATATGCAAAGTAAAGAAGCAATCGCTAAACTAGTACGACTATACACACAAGAACAATCACTAGGTGAAGAAATCAAAGAGATTAAAGACGAAGCAAAAGCTGCAGGTCTTGATCCTTCAGTCCTAAGTGCAGTAGCTAAGGCCATTGTAAAAGATGGTGTCCAAAAGCTAGTAGAAAAATCTGAGTTAACGCTAGAAGCTATTCAAGCTGCTCGTAGCTGATAATAAGACCCGTAGGTGAAAGCTTACGGGTTTTTCTTTAAGGAGAATTATGACACAAAGAGTACTGCTCATTGATGCCGACCTTATTGCGTACCGTTATGCTGCAGCAAATGAAAAACGCAGTATCATAGCAAAGCATCTAAAGTCTAGTAGGGAGAAAGTCTTTAAAACTCGCACAGAGCTAAAAGAATTACTCAAAGAAAAGAACATGGAGTTTAAACCCGAAGATTATGAAATTGAAGATGTTCAAACAGCAGCATCCATTAGATTTGCACTACGCAATGTAAAAGGGATTATTCAGCGTTTAACGGACCATACATGGGCTGATAAGGTTGAGCTATACCTTGGTACTGGAAAGACCTTTAGAAACGCTCTACCGCTGCCTACACCTTATAAGAACAATCGTGAAGACTTGCTCAAACCTTTACAACTTGCCGATGTAAGACGCTATATGCAAGTCAAGCATCAAGCACAGTTGATTAGAGAGATTGAAACCGATGATATGATCACAATCAGAGCTTACGAAGAGTTAGCTAAAGGTAACTACCCTATCATTAGTTCAGCAGATAAAGATGCGTGGCAATCACAGGGCATAGAGATACTGGACTTTACTAAAGAAGTATGGGAAGGTAGACTTATGCCAGAAGTTGGATCACTGTGGAAAGAAAAAACAAGTTATAAAGGCGAAGGTCTGAAGTTTTTAGCTTTACAGGTTCTATCTGGAGATAATGCAGATACTTACAAAGGGTATGAATTATCTAAGATAGATTACGGTCCAGCTAAAGCCATGAAAGCACTGGAGAAAGCCAGCACTGAAAAAGAAATTCTTGAAGTTGTCATCAGTGAGTTTAAACGCTTGTATCCAGAGCCGTTTGAATACACAGATTGTCATGGTGTAGAACATACAGAAGTAACTTGGTTTGATATGCTTCAGATGTATTGGACTTGTGCATATATGAAGCGTAGTATGGATGACGATAGTAGCTTTATTCAGTTTGCAGCAGAAAGAGGTGTGTACATTGACTAAAAAGAATACTACTATTGACCTTTATAATACAGCAGACGTTAAAAAGGTACGAGAACTTCTTACAAAAGAGCAATTGAATAAATGTGCAGTAACTGGTTTAGACATTCCAGTTAAGCAGCACGTTCTTGATCATGCTCACGATGAAACTCAATTTGTTCGTGGTGTATTACATCGACAAGTGAATGCTTTTGCAGGTAAAGCTGAGAATGCATTTATACGTTTGATTGCTTGGTGGTATCCTAATGATCTACCTACCTTACTTAGAGAATGTGCAGACTATCTTGAAAAAGAACCTGATGGTAGATATCGTCATAACGGTTGGATCAAAAAGATTAACACTGAATTTAATAAGCTAAAAGAAGCACAAAAAGATTTAGTGTTAGTTGCTTTAGGTAAATCTGCAGGTAAAAATGCTACAGAGAGAAAGAAGTCATTTCAATCTGCCGTATTGACAAGGCAATTCACTTATGATACAATCCGAGATATTATCAACAGTATAAAGGAGTAACATGAAAATCAAAGTAATAGACTGCGATGATGGACTTTTATGGTATGCTAAAAGAATCGGTGAAGAGTTCAAAGTAGAATTTATCGAAGACAAGGCATATTGGGCTAGAGAGGGTGGACAATTCAATGCACTAAATTGGATTAAGAAAGAACACGCAACCATAACGGAAGGAAATGTAGAATGAAGCATTCGAATAACATCGTAGAACAAGTCGTGAGAATGACAGGTGCTGGTATCAGTAGTCGCAAAGTAGCACAAGAATTGGGTATCGGTAAATCTACTGTTAATGATATTTGGAATCGTTGGATTGCTGATCCTAAACCTTTCTATAATCCAGAAGATGTAGCCTTTAAGCAAACAGAAGGTCCAAAGATTTTAGTATTTGATACTGAAACTGCAGCAGCTACTGCTCTTACCTTTGGTCGATTCAAGGTTAACTTATCGCAAGACAACATCTTAGATAATGGTGGTTGGATTTTATGTGCTTGCTGGCGCTGGTTGGGCAGTAATACTACAGAAAGCATCTACCTTTCAGCAGAAGAAGTACTAATCAAAGATGATTCTCGGATTGTTGCAAAGTTATTTGAATTGTATGAACAAGCAGACGCTGTACTTGCACACAATAGCATGGGTTTTGATCACAAGGTAGTTCAAGCACGAGCAATCTATAATGGTTTTCCTCCGCTACCACAAGTCAAAGTACTAGATACATTGCAACTAGCAAAGAAGTATTTGAAACTGCCTAGCAATCGTTTAGACGCAATTGGTGAATTCTTTGGGCTTGGTCGTAAGATTAGCACTGGTGGTATTTCACTGTGGCGTAAAGTACAAGAAGGTGATGAAGAAGCGATGGCACAAATGGTAGAATACTGCGTACAGGACGTTGATCTACTGTATGAAGTTTACTTACGTACTCGCCAATTGGGTCGTGCAGGTTCAGACTTCAATGCAGCGTTGTACTATGATGATGACTTGGTGCGATGCCGTGTATGCGGTAGCTCAGAAGTTGAAGCTACAGGTCGTACAGTAGAAACATCGTTGAATGTATTTGATGAAATGCGTTGCAGTGAATGCGGTGCTGTACATCGTCACAGAACATCAAAGACTACAAAAGAAAAGCGTAAAAGCTTGCTGATGTAACAAACTTGTGCTATACTAGCACTTACAATTTGAGTTCACACCCCGGTTAATAGCCGGGGATTTTTTTCTTAGTAAAGGAGTACTATGACAGACGATTATGATATTTTAGAATTTCAAATGGATTGCTATTCATTTAATGATATCGCAGGTAAAGATAAACTAGGTAGCTTAAAGGATATTGAGTTTCAATACAATTTAATCTTAGAGGAAACAAAAGAGATTAAAGATAAGGGTATTGATCAGAATAATGTAAAAGAAGTACTAGACGGTGTAATGGACGTAATGGTCACTGCATTAGGTTTGATGCAAAAGCTTGAATACCTTGGCGTAGATGTTAGAAAAGCTATGCGAGATACTGCATACAATAACCTAACAAAGTATCCTTCGAAAGAACTAATTGCAATTCAAACTGCACAGAAGTATGAAGAAGATGGTATTCCTGTTACGGTAGAGTATAATTCAGAATATGAATTGTTTGTTATTAAGAACTGGAATGATAAGGTCATGAAGCCGATTGATTTTGAATCAAACGATTTATCTAATTGCATTCCTGCAGATTTACTACTGAATGGTTTTAAGGAGGATTGATCATGAGTTTACATGATATTACGGTTAATTTTAAAGATTACACGCCTGTGTTCGATGGTGAAGATAATAGTGGCTGTGATTTATGTGCATTTCGCAATGATAGTGAAGGATGTAGATTAGCGGTTCAGATTGTAGATTGTTCTGATAAGGAAGTATATTTTGTGCCATCCTCAAAAGTAGATTTGCGATCTGATACACAACAAATGCAAAACTGGCAACCTGCCAAGTGGCCGTTTCATCGCACTATACCGCAAGAAGATCAACCTGTAGGTACTAAGTATGATCAAGATAAGTTGCAATATAGCTTAATTCCACCTTATGCATTGGAGCAAGTTGCAAAGAATCTTACAGTTGGTCTTAAGAAGTATAAAGAGCGTAACAACTGGAAGAAAGTAGAAGGCGCTGAACAGCGATATCTAGATGCTCTTTACAGGCACTTAGAAGCCCACAGAAGGGGCGAAGTCTATGATCCTGATAGCAGCGTACCAGATATGCCGCATTTGGCTGCTGTAGCCGTTAATGCAATGTTCCTACTAGAATTTATGCTAGACCCCGAACTTAAACAAAAGGATAACAAATGATTGTAATGCAAATAATTAGTCTGTTAGTTTTAGTATTTGTAATCGTAACGATTTACTCTGTTGCTATTAAATTAGTAAACGAACACCGTGAACTACATAGTATTAAAGATGAACCAGAAGATCAAGATAACCTTGATTTAACCAATAAGCAGTGATATAATAGGACTCTCGTTTATTCTGAAAGGTAGTAACAATGAATAAAAAACCAGCAACTCGCCCCAATGCAATTGTAGCATTATGTATTATTTCTGAATCAGAGATTATTAAAGTAATGCCAAATTACTCAAGTGAGTTTGAAAACAGGGATGAAGAATTTAAGAACTTTCTTTATTCTTTAGGAATGAATGTAGATCGACCATACCAAAGACAAGATGCACTACAGCACAGAAACAGATTTAACGAAATTGTTGTGTGCAGTCGTTGGGTTGGCGAGGAACGATTAGATGAAACTTGGATTAATAGCGGCTATGCAAGTAGACCTGCTCTTGATAAAGCAAGTGGAAGTAAATTAACGGAAGACATTTATCGTGCTAGATACGAAACAGAAGATGCACAGGCACTGCTAGAATCTAGAGATAAATATGCGACAACAACAGAGGAAGACTAAATGCTAGAAAAATACTTGTTACCTATCAATGAACGACAGGAACCAGTTGAGTTTGCAGATCAGCAGTTGAAAGTATTCTGGTTACCAGATGAAATTAAAGTAGAGAAAGATATTCAAGATGTACTAGTAAACTTTACACCTGCTGAAAAGCATGCTGTTATTACTACATTAAAACTATTTAGTATCTACGAAACACACGCTGGTTCTGAGTATTGGGGTGGACGCTTTAAGAACATGTTTAATGGTGCAGAATTTCATAGAATGGCTTCGGTCTTTTCTATGTTTGAATTGGCAGTTCACGCACCGTTTTACAATAAGATTAATCAGCTATTGCATATTGATACACCTGAGTTTTACACATCATATTTAAATGACCCTGTGTTAAACCAAAGGGTAGAACACATTGGTGAAATTATTGATCATCCTGATGATTTGATTTCATTAGCTGCTTTTTCAATGGTCGAGGGTGTAATCTTGTATTCATCTTTTGCATTCTTAAAGCACTACCAATCTCAAGGTAAGAACAAGTTAATGAACATTGTGCGAGGAATCAACTTCTCAGTACGTGATGAAAATATGCATTCTACTGGTGGAGCTTGGGCTTTCAAATATAAGCTAGAACAATTAAAGCAAACTGTTTCACTTGAAGCTTTTGAATTACACAAGTTAGCAATCGAGGCTCAAGTACGATTAGTAGCTAAGAAGCTTTATGAGCATGAGTGCCAGATCATCGCTAAGTTATTTGAGCAAGGTGAAATCAAAGGTATCACTGCACATCAGCTTGAGAACTTTGTACAATCTAGGGTCAACGAGTGCTTAAAGCAATTGGGCTTTACAAAAGAGTATGATGTACAATACAACCCCATAGCTTCATGGTTTTATAAGGGTATCAATGACTATACTTTTAACGATTTTTTCAGCGGTATGGGCAACCAATATCATCGTAGTTGGGACAGTGCTGATTTCGTATGGAAAAGGAAAACAAATGAGTAATATTTATAAAGAACTAAGTGAAGAGCGCAAGAAACTGCAGGAGCAAGATTTAGTGCCTCAGTGGTATACAACTGCAGGTTATCAGATGTTCAAAGATAAATATGAATATCAAACTGAAGGTCGTTCTGTACGTGGTCAATTTGAGAGGATAGCCCGTACTGCAGCAAAACACGTTCCTATGCTTCCTGAAGCTGAAGCAGAGTTCTTTAAACTGCTGTGGAACGGTTGGTTGTCACCTAGCACTCCTGTACTAGCTAACATGGGAACGACTCGTGGAATGCCTGTATCATGCTCAGGAACCATTGCAGATGATTCAGTAGATGGTTTCTACAGTAACTTACATGAAGTTGCTATGCTGACTAAATACGGTTTTGGTACAGCAACTGATCTAAGTTCTATTCGTCCTCGTGGTTCCAAGATTAGCGTAGGTGGTAAAGCTTCTGGTATCTTACCTGTGGTTAAAGAGCACGTTAATGCTATGCGTAATATCGCACAAGGTACAGCACGTAGAGGTGCTTGGGCTTTTTACTTAGATATCGAACATGGCGACTTTAACGAAATCTCTGATCACATCTTAGCGGAACCTGATGATCTAAACGCAGGTTGGACCATTCGACAATCGTTTATTGATCGTTTGGAAGCTGGTGATCGTGATGCTATTGAACGCTTTCAAAAGGCAATGAAGATTAAAATGGTAACTGGTAAAGGTTATTTCTTCTTTATTGATAAAGCAAATGCTAAACGTCCAATTACTTATGTAGATCATGGTTTGAAGATTAACAACTCACAGTTGTGTTCTGAGATTATGCTATTCAACGATAAAGATCACACATATACTTGTGTACTCTCTTCAATGAATGCAGCTAAGTACCGTGAATGGATTTATACTGATGCACCTTATTGGGCAACTATCTTCTTGGATTGTGTAGCTTCTGAATTTATCGAAAGAGCAGAAGGTATTAATGGCCTAGAGAAAGCTGTACGATTCACTAAGAAGAGTCGAGCACTTGGTTTAGGTCTATGTGGTATTCATACATTGTTCATGCAAGAGATGCTACCATTTGAAGGCTTTGATGCACACAGGTTGAGTCAAGAGATTCAAATGGTGATTTGGAAACATGCACAAAATGCTACTAAAGAAATGGCTGTAATCTTAGGTGAACCCGAATGGTGTAAAGGTTATGGTATTCGTAATACGCACTTGATTGCTATTGCACCTACCAAATCTACTGCATTGCTAATGGGTGGTGTATCAGAAGGTATTAATCCTGATCCAGCTATGAGTTATAATCAAACTACTTCTGCAGGTGAGATTGATCGTTTGAATCCTGTACTACTTGAGCTAATGAAAAAGAAAGGTGTTTACACCAAGAAACATGTTCAAGAGATTACAGACAAACAAGGTTCAGTACAGCACGTAGAATGGTTGACCGATGATGAAAAGCAAGTATTTAAAACTGCTTTTGAAATCAACCAGAAAGCTGTGCTAAGATTAGCATCTGCACGTAGTATGTATATTGATCAGTGGCAGTCGTTAAATCTGTTCTTTGCAGCAGATGAAGACCCTGCTTGGATTGCTGAAGTTCACGCTGAAGCTTTCCGTGATGAAAACATCTTAGCGTTGTATTACATTTATACTCAAGCTGGTGTGCAAGCCAGTAAGGGTGAATGTGAAGCTTGTCAATAATGAAAGGAAATAGAATGAAACATAAAGAAGGTTGGGACGGTATTTCAAAAGATGATATGGGTGGTTACGCATGCAAAAACTAGTAGTATTTAAAGCTCATTGGTGTGGTCCGTGTAAAATGCTTAGTAAAACTTTACAAGGTGTTGATCTTGGTATCCCTGTAGAAACAGTAGACATTGATGCAGACCCTACAGCTACAACTGAATTTGATATTCGTGGAGTACCAACTGTACTTCTAATGAGTGACAACCAAGTGATGAAACGTAGATCAGGTTACATGAGTGCTGAACAATTGAAAGAGTTTGTAGCTTTGTAAAGTACAGACGTAAAAATACCCGGAGTCCTGTCAAGGATATCCGGGTTTTCTTTTATTATAAATATACTTTTTTATCTAATTCAAAATGAGGACCATCAATAAATGATTTCCAGTCTCCACCCCATACAATTGCAATGTTCATTAGTTTAGCTACAGATTTAATATGCTCTGCTACAACCTTATATGCTTGAATATCCCAAGTAACTTTACCGTCTACAATTACAGCAATATCTAAGGCTTTACCTGTTAAGTGCCTAGAGTTTAACGTAGTGCTCTTTTTATCTGCTACAAGCTGTTTCTGACGTTCTAAGGTACGAATCCCTTCGGTGATACTGAAATCGTAAGGAGAGTTAGTTATAGCCTCTTTAAACAGGTTTTGTAGGTCAGGGTGTACCGTAGCTAATCGTTCTAGACTTTTAGTTCCAAATTGAAATGTCATATATTCTTTCTATTATTTTACAGGTGATGTAGGCCATGCTTGTATCAACGTTCTGGCATCAAGGGCGTGGCCTTGAGCTTTTCTTGCCATGTCTTCAAGAGCAACTGTACACTCTGTGAATACGGCTGTTGCGGTTGTTGCATAGTCTCTAACGGAGGTGCAGGTAGAACTACTGATGGAGGTGTTATTACGGGCGTTGTAGTCCCGCAGCCAATCAAGCTGAGACTGAGCAGCAGAGGCAGCATCAGCGTTCTGTTTAGCCTTGAGTTGAGCATTTTGTAAAGCTGCATCTTTTTTCCTTTGTAATTCTGTAGATTGATCTAGAACTTGTTGCGTTGCAGTAGCTAAAGCTTTGGAGTGCTCGGCTTGCATTGAACTAATAGTAGAATCCATTCTCCAACCTTGTACTACAAAACCTGCAATAAAAGCTGCAGTTACTAGACCTGCGGTAATGTAGTTCATGTTAGTCCTTATTTTCTTTATTCATAGAACCACGCACATAAGCAGTAGCAGCCATGAATGCAACAACAATTGTTCCCATTGCTGCAGAGAATGTAGTAGCTAAACCCATTACGAGATTAACTTTTTCTGCACTGACAAAAGGTAGTGTCATTATAATTATTGTAATAAACGGTAAGAATAATGCAGCCCATGCCATTAACCGCTGTTGGTCAGCAAGTTTATCCATGTTATCAATCTGCAGCATTTTTTCACTACGGCTTAATTCTTCGTCAGATACAGTACCGTCACCATCCATATCAAACTGGTTATAGACTGAGTTTGTTTCTAGTTTTTTTGTCATATCAAACACCTTGCATTAATGAATATGCAAACATAATTAATAAATATGAAATGTATAAAAGTACAGCTAATAGTGAATACATGAAAACATTTTCAAGCACTTGTTTCTGATGAGCTTTTTGTAGTTTTTCAGCTTTGATTCTCTCTACGGAAATCTTTCTACGCTCTTCTAGCATTTCATTGTAAGCATATTCACCATATTGCATCTTAACCATCATCATTAATTCATATTCTTGTTTGATAATAGTTCTACGTCTTACTAAATTATCTAAAGCCTCTTGCTCAACAGAACCCTTATCCAATAGTTTCTTAAATATGGAAGGTTTGGCCTTGTGTTCTGCAGCTTCTTTTATGTCTGTAGAAGCCTTAAAGAATTTACCTAGAGCACCTGATACTTCGTGCAATTCTCTACCCACTTCGATACCTTGTTTAACTGCATTATAAGCAGCCGTAGCTAAGGCGAATGCGCTTACCGGATCAATCATCACACACCTAACATAAGTTTTACAACGTTTGTGATTCCGATTGCTTGAGATAATACAACCAATACTGCACCAATAGCTAAATATTTAATTTGATTTAATGTGTTCTCAATACCAGTTAATGAGCTACGTAAATCAGAAGAAATATCCTGAAGTTTCTTTAATTCTTCAGCATGATCTTCTACTTTTAATTCTAATTTTATTACTCGGTGTTCAATTTGTTCAGACATACTACTACTTTCAACTTCAGATTAATAACTATCGCAAAATAAAATAGGCCACCCGAAGGTGACCTAAGTAATGATTTATTATATCATTAGTATTGATAGAAATCAAGGATTATTTATCATGGATTTCTTGCCCCATAGAGTTGGCTTATGGCTATTTGTCCAGACGAAGGTACACCCGTGTTAATACTGACTGATGTATTGTACTGGCGGCTGATGTAATAACGTGCTGGGAAAAAACCCGAACCGCTACCACTCACGTATGCACCACGGACATAAACATAACCCCCATAAGAAACACTTGTCACAGTAGCTCCATATGAGCCTTGCGTAATCAAACTTCCAGCCCAATAAATAGTGACAATACCTGACGATGTTTGAGTAAACTCATAGCTATTGGACGTATAAAACGGGCCTTCCGTGACAGTTGTTGTTCCAGTTGTCGGAACATAAGAGCCACCACGGTAATACTCACTCATGGATATAGGACTAGCTCCACCTAATGCTCCCTGTATATGTGCTAAATCATATTGAGTTACGGTTCCCATTGTTAAACCTCTTAATTAATATTAAAATCATGTTATTGATATTAGACTACTTAACTCGTAGTTGTTGAATAATCAGCTATTGTACCATATTTACCTGAAACAATGTCTGCAAAAATGGCACGACCATGTGGTTCAATATCATTCTTATTCGCTGTAAAAGGTAATACTTCATCAAATTGTGTTGTTGTAATTAAACAATCAATCATTGTATGTTCTTCATTTATCCATTGTGGATTTATAAGTGATGTAAGTTGAGATTGCATAATAATCCTTAAGAGATACGGAGCCAGAGAGTTACACCAGTGGAGTCTGCTGCTTGGGCAGATAGGCCCATACATCTCCATGTCCCGGACAAATAACCACCACCTCCAACAAGCCCCGCAGCAGAGTTTCGTAAATTAGAACCTGAAGTAGTAGAGTTAAAAACCGCAGTACTTGGCCCACTTACCAACATGGCAAGAGCGTAAGTACCAACAGCACCAGCACTTGCAGCAGCAGTAGCATTCAACACTTGAGATGTAGATACAGAGGATACTGTAGATGCGTTACCAGCATTTGTAGCGTAGTTTGTAGTTCCTGCGCTATTGGCATAATTGACATTAAAGTTTGATGGATTATAGACATACATCTCATTACCATCTGAACCCCCCCAAAGCCACGGCGGTTGCCCACTCTGACCTGACCAGTTAAAATTTAAATCTGAACCATCAGAACGGCGAGGATAAGCCCTACCTGTAATATTTATACTGTATGTACCACTATTATTATAAACACCATTGGTGACTGTTGCTGCATTACCAGAGATATTGATACCCCATGTACCGGACGCATCAACACCAGTTGTACTAGGAGCACCAATCGTGTTATAACTCACTGTAAGGCCATTGCCACCGTTGAAAGAAGCACCTGAAGCACCACCTGTACCAGTATTGTTAAATATAACACTATTGTTTAGGTTAACGCTGATAGCAGCAGTACCATTAAAAGCCACACCATTGATATTTCTTGCAGTAGCTAATGCAGTGGCGGTACTTGAATTACCAGCAATATCGCCAGTAATTTTAGAACCTGCAAGAGCAGTAATCCATGTTGGATTGGAATATGAACCATTGGTGTAAACACCGTTAGTTACTGTACCAGCGTTACCACTAATATTTATACTATATAGTGAACTTAAATCACTCCAAGTACTACCGTTATATTTTTGCCATTTATTACTTGTGCTAATCCATCGTATTGCATTCGTGGTCACGTTAGTTGCGGTAGTAGCGGAGGGGTCTAGCCCCACCGCTAAATCGTCAAATCGCGCATCCATTTCAGCAACAAAGTCAGAATAAATACTTGTAATTGTCGGCTTTAAATGATCTGCCATATTTTAATATCCTTTAATAGACCAAGAAGTATTTGCGCTTACTCTTGAACCAGAATTGTTGAATAAATAAACTCTAAAAGATTGAGGATACATTGAGCAACCACCAGTTGTGTCATCCACTGCCATGTTTACTGTAAAACTATTTGTTGAATAGCTCGTTATGGTATAGATACCTGTATTACCAGAACCTGAATTAATAAATAATTTAATATTCTGACCAGTAATCATACCGTGGTTATCTATACTTACAGTACAAACACCGGAAGTAATTGAATACGTACCAGAGACAAAAGCATCTTTAATATCGTATACCGAGATTACAGGTGTGGTGGCTAAAGGTGATAATGTTATACTCTGTATATCAATAAATTCTTTGTTAAAGTTTATAATCGTACCAAGAGAGTCCGCTGAAACAGCAGATACTGTTCCTGCATCGTTCTTTAATTTTGCATCAAGTCTTACATTAATTTGTGTAATCTCATACAACCCTATGTTTGTTGGAACACTGGTAACTGTAAGTCTAATTTTTACATATCTAAAGTTTAATCCAAATACATCAGTTACTCCATTATAATCTATGTAAGTAGAATTGTCAAGTGACAAACTGATTCTTGGTACAACAATAGGTGAACCAGCAACTGCATTTCCATTGTAAGTCAATAGCACTCGACTAGAAGCTAGAGGTTGACCAAAATCAAAAATCTCTTCATAGTAACCAGTGCTAACAGAAGGTTGAATAAATACAGGATAACCTGCGTTAATCTGATCTTCTGGTGTACTCCATGATCTTGTAGTAAAGTGCTCATCAAACGTTTCCGTAGTATTAATGGGTAATGCTAATACACTACCATCAAATGTAGCTGAAGATTTTGTACCTGTAAAAGTACTATCAAATTCAGCATGGAATACGAAATCAGGGGGTTCAGAAACTAGTGTAGTTATGGATACAGGTGTACTTTGTACACTTTCAGTATCAACAGCAGATAACCAATAAGTAAAATTACCACCAATACTTTCATTGATTGTTGTGAATTCACCTTTCTTATCACCTAGAACGGTAGCAGTATCCCATGTAGCACCTTTTTTAATCAAGATGTGATCAATAGGTAATGATGTTCTAACTGGTAATGTCCAGTATAACATCACTGTGTTATCTACAACCTGTGCTCTTACGTCTGTTGGAGGATTAGGGGCAATCTTGGCAATAGTTTCAGAATAACCTGAAGATTTATTACCGTGTACATCTACTGTTTTTACTATAAATGTACGATCACCCAACCAGTCAGCAGGTAACGTAATATTGTTAGCTCTTACTGTACGAATATCATCATTGTAAGTCAATTCATAAAAAGCTACATCAAACTCACTGTCAGTTATGTCTGTCCAGTTCAATGTTATAGTTGCACTGGTCAATGCAGTATCTGCATATGAATAAACAATATCACTAATGTTCGGCACTGCACTTGGAATGAAAGTAACCACACTAGATGTTAAACTATAATTGCCCGAACTATCAACTGCCCGAATATAGAAGGTAGCAGAACCGTTTGTAACATACTTAACGAAAGCATTGGTATTGTCGCCATAAAAAACTCTATTAACATCGCCAATACCCCATCCTGTATCTTCTGTACGAACTTCGTAAGTGCTGGTATCAAGTTCTAAGTTAGGATGCCATGATAACAATAACTGACCACTTGATTTATCAGCAGAAACGTTGAATTCGGTAACCTGAGATGGAGGGTTAGTTTTACCAACCACTGTATGATTACCATATTCCGACCAATTACCTACTTTACCATCACGAGCAATATACCGCATTCTAACTTTATAGGTTTCACCTTCTTTTACATCACTGATTGTTGCAGAACCTTTTTGATACGGTACAAATATTGATCGTAAATTTACACCTGATTCAGAACTACTTAAATCATACTGAACTTCGACAGATTCTACAACAGGGGGTAATTGGGAATTATTGAAGTATGCAACACTAATATTATATTTGAAAATTCCTTTAGATACTCTTTCCATCACAGATTCGTCACTTAGAAAACCTGTAATAGTTGGAACCTTATTACCGAAAGCTTGTACTTGTAGTACAGGTGGTAAAGTTAACTGTGATTCAAACAATGTAGATGCACTTAAATTCAGATAATCAGTAAAGATATTATATTGAGGTGTTACGCCATAATCGACTAGAGTTATTCTTGCCGAATTATTTGCCGTTGGTTCAATACCTAGAACAATCAGGTCTTGTGACTCCTGACTAATTTCCCCGAATAAGAACAAATCTAAAGCATCTGCTTCGTCTGTTGTTACAGAACTGACCAGCTCAATTTCACTATAATAATCGTCTGTAGTTTTAGGTACTACATCTCTTGTAACAGACACACCTGATTTACTTCTGAATCTGATAGTATACTGCAAACCAGCTTTCATTGGTACATCTTCATCCAACTCAAGTTGAGTATTTGAAATTCTATTTTTAATACGACCAGAACCCAAACCCCACATCGGAACATCATGCATAACCTTTACACGATCACCACGATTACATACTAGATATTCAATATCAGAGTTTAATGTGTAAACCTCAGGGCGTAATTTCATTTGAGCCATGTGCCACTTCGCATGATCAATAACTAGTGATTTTTTAGTTACACCCGGAAGAGTTATGCTTTCAAATAAATTCGCATTACTTGAATCTTTACCAATATCATATACAATAATCTCAGCTTCCTGATAATCTTGATCTTGATCGTAATAAGTTACACGCAAACCATCTGGACGTTTAGGTAAACTTTTTGCACCTTCAAAACCCCAACTATTGTGTGGAGTAAAGTGCTGTACTATATTTGTTTTTACCTCGTCAATAACAACTGTCCACTTACCGTCTACCAATGCAGGACTAGCCCTACCAGCAGCACATATATCACGAATAACTTCTAATACACTACGAGCTTCACCTAAAGTACCATTATACTCAAAACCTCTTGTTGTGCAATACTCATAAAAATATTGTAATTGATTTAAATTAATCTGAGAGGATGCGTTCGTAATTTTACGAGGGTTGGCAGGATGCTCTAGAACATACCTCATCAATGCTGCAGGATTACTTGTAACACCATCCACCCAATTCGTACCATTCCAAACCTTACAATATGTTTGTACAACTGCACTAATTCCCTGAATATTACCATTTAATTGATCTGTTGCTTTAATTTTAAAAGCAGTTTTAGCAATTTTCGTATCTACAGGATCAACTGCAGGATTTGTATTACGAAGAAAAGTTACATTCTGTAAATTTGATGTAAAATAATACCTATAGGTTGGATTATCTTCTGTATTATCTCCAGTTTCTCTACGTACTCTTACAATCATTTGAGAATAATTTAAACCATTGTAAGTTTTAGTATTAGTGAATGCGTCTTTTTTGACAGCATCACCGCCAATTGAAAAGCTCTCTAATAGGCTCCATGTAGAACCATTGTCAATTGAATATTCTGCTCTGAAAGATACAGAAACAGGATAAGAATTACCAGCAGATTCGCCTTGAACAGCGATGCGTCTTAATCCTTGTGGAAAATGTAATGCCAAAGTGACACTATTTACAACTTCATTTGTAGCAGCTTCAAACCAAGGACCGGGAGATACATTAGAAAGAACTGTAGCAGTATAAGTACCTGTTGCAAGTGGTGACAATACATATGTAATTTTTGTTGGAAAAAAGTTTCGATCATCAGCAATAGTTGTTGCTGTTATTTTTTTCTGAGTACTTGAAATATCGGTTACAACTACGTTTGATAAATTGGTATAAGAAAGTGACCAAGAGCTAGTGTTACTTGATGTAAAATACGCCTCAATATTACGACCTGAAGTTACACCTGTAAATCTTATATCAAAATAACTAAAGTATTCACCTGTTTCAGTATAATATCCAGAGGTTTCTGATCCAGAATAATTAATATTAGTAGAAGTTTCAGGGTTACCATCGCATACTAATTCTACAAGGGTATTTACCTGAGTAACATCTTTACCATATATTGCATCAAAATTTCTTTTTACTTCTGCAGTTGGTTCACTTTTGCGATCTAATGTAATTTTATTATAATCTGTAAAACTAATTAAAGGTACATCACCAATCTTATAAGAAGTATCATCGATATTCAATGGGCCATAACCCCACACTAGCAGCATTGACAAATAACTATCTCTCTCATTTTCATAAGTTAAAAAGTTATTGGAACCAAGTAACGGTGTCATTCTAACTTTACCAAGTACTACGGGAATTGAGCCATAAGGATTACCACGGTTTGAACCACCGTTAACCATTAATTGACGTTCAGCAGAACCCGGATCATTACTAGCACCTTGTACGGGTGGTCTGATGGGTGCGATAGCATTGATTAGTGCGGAACCAACAAGCACTGTGGCAGCGTATGCTGCAGTATATACCGCAGCAGAACCCGCTGCAGTAGCAGCAGCAGTACCCATGTATGCAAATTCAGCAGCACCTGCGAGCATAGGAGCAAAATAAACAACAGCTATTAATGCTAAAGTTCTTAGGGCATCTTTACCGGGAACAGCTCTATACTCAATTACATCAGATTGATTAACAACAGTATCTGACCATTTTTCTTGAGCAATAACTCTACCGTTTATTAGAACACTGATTCTACTTTTTAATTCAACAGCAACATTATATTTTTCACTGATATCTTTTACAATCTCAGCTACTGTAGTTCCGGGAACAATTGCCAATGTGTAACGTTCTGTTTTTAATGGATGCGGAATTGTGTTCAGTATCGCATTCTTTTGTTCGGAGTATTTAAAGAAGCCAGTAATGCGTTTTGACCATTTAGCATTATCTAAAGATTCAATTACGCTATCTTTACCTTCACGCACATGTAAAAATTTATTATCACCGATGCAGATACCGATGTGTGATTCGTATCCAAAAATTCTAAAGATTACAACATCACCTACTTTTGGATTATCTACAGATTCCCAACCTTCTTTATATTGAGCGAACAAGTCCTCTAAACGCTGATTATCTGAAGGATCATACTCTGTCACAAAACTTGGTAAATTAATATCTAATTCGTTTTTATAAATCAATCGTACCAAACCATAACAATCTAATCCTGTGATATCCCTACCTTTTTCAACGTAAGGAATACCAATATATTTTTCAAAATTCATAATATCCCTTTAAAACATTCCCGGAAAATATCTAGGAGTAAACGAATGCATTGGGAAAGGTTCCCGTTCATAATCAATCATTGCTAAATCTGCAGTAACAGAATCAGCATTATAAGTAAAATTATTTATATAGAAATCAGAAAAAGATACCTCTACTACGTCTGGACTTTTCGTAAGTACTAGTTCTAATTTAATCCTCGGAGGTGCAGTAATTGTACGAATTACAGGAGTTAAATATCTTGTAACATCATGCATTACGAGTGAGCATCTTGGAGCCTGTGCTTCATCCTCAGAAGGTAATGAAATTTGCATCGGTAAGAACGTATAATCAAAACCATTACTTGTTACACCATATATTACTTCTTCTGTAGTTTCAGAGATACGTTTAGTAAATCCGTCTGCTAACCTAGCTATAATCTGCGATTCATTTAGAGGATCATAAATGGTTAGCAAGATGATCAGATCATCATCGGCATCTGGAGAAAATACTGCTTTTAAAGCGTTTGGTGACATTGACGTTAAACGACTCAAGGTAATACCTCCAACTGTAAAGATACTTGCCAATAATCAGGCAATAAATAACTCGTGCTGTACATCATACCATCTCCTTGTGGTACAACTCTTACTTCAACAACATCTAATGTTCGAGGATGTGTAAAACCAAAACGAGTTGTACCACGCAATGTATCTTGAATAAAAGACCGCAGAGTTTCAACTTGTGTTGTAGACATATCGAATTGTACGTTCAATGTATCAGGGCGCTGTGCTCTTCTGCGTTGCTTTGCGGGTCCAAGGTCGGTTTGTGTACGAATTATTGTAACACCTGTAGTTTCAGAGTAATTACTTAACGGTCTTTGTGGTAGGCTCAAAGGCCAAACGTAATTGTACGCCATAAATTATCTCCTAATTAATTGAGGTTGAATACCGAAAGTTGATTTAATTGATTTCTGTGAAGAACTACCACTGCGTGAAATTTCACCAGCAGTCATCTCACCAATTATTACCTCAATTTTACGGTTGCCTTTAGAGTCAGTTGTTTCGTTTGTGGTAGCTTGTGCGTTACTATTGTTGATAACTTGCACAGAGACATTACCACCGGAAGAACCACCAGAGGTTGCAACACCTAAGGAACCATCAGAACCTCTACGCAAGGGCATGATAGCCTCTGGCCCAGCTTCGCCCATTAGACCCATATTAAACATCGTTGGTGAACTGACAATGCCGTTTGTGAAAGTACCACCTTTGGCAAAAGTCTGTAGACCGCCATCGAAGACATTCCCTTTAGCAGAAGGAACAGGAGTGCCTGTGAATGCACCAGCAAGTGATCCAAGTATGCCACTCATCCCGCCCATAGACTGGTACATGTTGGTCATTGCCATTTGCATTTCAAGTTTAATCAAACCAATGATCATAGATTTAATCATATCATCAAAAGATGTTTTACCTGTAAGTGCAAAATCAACAATAGCGTCACCCATACCTTTAAATAGGTCTTCAAACGCAGTAGAATAGGCTTGGTTGCGCTTGTAACTATCGCTCAATAGGTATTGTTCTCTATTATAAGTTTCTTCGGCTAGGGCTTTCTTAGCATCAGCTTGTTGCTGATACATTGCCCACTCTTCCCACCCAATGTTAACACCTGCATCAGAAAGTTGTTTTTGATATTCAATATCAGCTTGTGCAGTTTTCTTACGATAATCGGATAGATTTTTAATAGCAGCTTTTTCATCTGAGTTTTTAAAATCGCCGCCGTATTGATCTTGGACCGCAGCACGTTCAGCACCAATACCCTGCATTACTTTTGCATTTTCAGCTTGAGCAGCAGCTAGACGTTTAGCTTCTGGTGTAGTAGCTTCAAGAGCAGCTTTTAGTTGCAGAACTTCATCTGCACCGAAATGGCCTTCTTTAGCGTACTTGTTAATAAGTTCAATAGTTTTATAATAGTCTTTACCTAAATTTTCTGATTTACCGAGTAATCTGTTTTTCAGGTCTAAGGCTTTTTGACTTTCTTTTTCAGCTTCAACTAATCTTTCACTAGCAGCAGCGGCATTATATGTTGCTTCAACTTGATCTTTAATACTTTGAGTAGTACCTTGCCATTTAGGATCAGTACGTAACTTTAGTAAAGCAATCTCAGATTTAGTTAGATGCTCTAATGCACCAATTTGTGTAAGATAAGCTTCTGTTGCTTGCTTCACAATACTTTCATCAAAGCTTTGTTGTTGTGTTTTTGGGTCTTTATATTTTTCACGAATTTTAGCAAGTTGCTCTTCGTGTTGTTGTTGAGTAATTAAACCTGCAGCAAGTAAAGATTGATTTCTTTTCGTAACTTCTGCGATTTCTTTTTCACGTTTATCTTTGTTAGTTGCAAAAGTTTCTTGTACGTTATTGAACTTTTCAAGATCGGAATTTAATTTTGAATTTTGGGCAGTTCGTGCTTTATCGGCTTCGGCTGCTCTTTGAATTAAATTCAGTTGCTGTGTTAGTTCTTCACGCTGCTTTTGATATTTTTCTTTATCGGCGAACAAACTACCGACACCAAATGCACCAGCTTTATCTCCGAGAATGGCATCAATAGATTCAATCTGCTCTTTGAGTTGTTTCTCTGGAGATAACTTAAAGAATAAATCTTTGAAGTTTTTCTCAAAGAATGTTTTGATTGCACCGCCAACTTCGATCAGCGATAATGAAAGACTTGTATAATCTTCTTTCATTCTGGCGACTTGTTGGGAGTTAACATCAGCAAGAGTTTTCATTGCCAAAGCAGTAGCTTCTGCAGTTTTACCCTGATTCACTAATTCGATAACCATTTTAGTTATTTCAGGTGAAACCATTCCTGTTGCTTTAGCAAGTTCAAATAAAGCGTCTACAGGTTTTTCTTTCATTTTAGCGAAAGCTTTTACTGTATCTTCGATTGAAACAGCAGCATACTTTTGCATGTCTAACGCAGCTTTGGTAACCATTTCAATTTCTTTAGTTACGAAACCACCTTCTTTAGCCATTGCTGTAATGACTGAGATTGCTGCACTTGTGCTAACACCAACAGCATTCATAGAAGTAGCCATATCTACAGCACGAGCAGTTGTTAAACCTAATGAACCACCTGTTAGAGCAAGTTGCTTTGTCATCTTGTCTTGCTCTTGACCAGCTTTAAAATAAGCTACACCTAAAGCACCAATAGCAGCAATTGCACTGAGAACGGCAACACCGATAACTCCTGCTAGTACAGAACCCATCAGAGCAAGTCCTTTAACTAGAATACTGTTAGCTCCTACAAAACTTAGCATCTGAGTTTTTGCTTTTTCAAGTAAAAAGTTAGTGCCTGTAAGTTCCATACCAAAATTGATGATCGCCTTACCTGTACCTGTGAATGCACCAACAAGTACTTGACCAACGGCTACACTAACGTCTTTGACGCTACTGATCATTGATTTACTGGCTTGAACCAGCATCTTACCCATGTCTGCACCAGCTACACCAGCTAACGCAAATTGATCTCGTAATTGACCACCCTGTTGTAGCATAACCATCAAAGGGGACTGACCAGTGGCAAGACCAACGAAAATGTCGGTAATCTGTGGACCTAAAGCACGAGACAGATAATCAACTTGACGATTACCTGCAGCTTTTTGTGTAGACAACAGTGCAGCTTTATAAGCTTCAAGTTTAGTAACTTGTTCAGAAGCGGTAGCACCGGACTGTTTTAAAGCTCGTTCGAATTTAATTAACTTATTATTTGTAGCACTGGTAATTTCACTACCTGATTCATTTAAACGATTAACTCGCTCTAATTCTGTAGCCATGTAAGCATTAGCTTTAGCAGTATCATTTTGTGCTTTGATCTGAGCCTTCATGCTATTAGTACGAGCATCATTAGCTTGATTAATCTCTACGCTCTTACGGATCAATTGATCATACTCGGCAGATAAGCCATTTAAGCTTTTACCTTCGATACCATACAATGCAATCAAACGCTCTTTCTCACGAGCCAGATCGATCATTTGCTTTTCAGTTAAACCTAGATTCTTATTGAATAGGTTACTTACTTCATTGGTTGTCTTGTATTCGTTTTGAAGCTTTTGCATCAAACCGATACTTTTATCAAAAGGATCACCACCGATTAAAGTACGTTGTGTTTTCAACGTATTATTTAACTGCAGCATTTCATCATCCAAAGCACCAGCAGCTTTAGCTGTAGCAAGGATAGACGCTTGACCTTTTGAGTTACCCTGAGCCATGTACTCAAGGATTAAATTTTGACGTTCTAAAACAGATGCAGACTTACCTGTAGCTTCAGCAGATTTAGTTTGTGCTTGTTCTAATTTAAGTTGGGCAAGTGTAGCTTTTGCAGCAGCCTCTTCAGCTTTAGACAGTTCTTTACTATTCTTTGCAGATTCCTTAGACAATTCCTGCATCGGTTTGTTTAGTTTAGATACAGCAGTACCCAATTCTGCAACCTTAGTAGCTGCAGTTTCCAATTCTTTCGTATCAACTACGAACTTTAATTCTGCTAAATCCATAGCATTTTCTCCTGTTATAAAGGCAATTCTATATTTATAAACCACGCAGATTCACAAATATAGAAGCCCTCGTTAGAGGGCGACTATTATTTCTTAGAGGCTTTCTTGCGCTCTAGTTCTGCCTCTTTTGCATATGAGTTCAACGCTTCAATATCAAAACGTTTAATCAACTCAAGTTCCCACTCTTCTATTTCAATACCGATTAAATCAAGATAAGCTTTAATATCTGAGTAAGAAATAGGGTTAACGCCAAAACCATTAGATGTTCTGGAGTTATTAAGATCAATGAACCACTTCCAAACTTTAGTACAACTTTCAGGTAACTCTTTAAGTTCTTCCAATTCTTTAGGTTTAACACCAGTTTGTCTCCATACGGAGTTTAACTGATCACGAAGTGTACCTGAATTACCTGATTTTCTACTTAGTTCAAACTCTTGTTGTGCAAAAGCTATAGCATCATCTAGTTCACTCTGATCGAAAGTTCAGGAGTTGTCCTGATTCCTCCATTACTTGGTCTTTAATCCAAGAGTATTCTTTGAAGATTCGCTCTGCGTTTTCTTTCGTAAAAGCTACTTCTTTACCATTCTCAGTGATATTCTTCCAACCGATTACACGCACAATAGCTGATTCAATGCTTAGTTCTTCGGCTTCCTCTAGGGTCATATCCTCAACATCTTTACCTCTGCGTTTAGCTTGTTGTTCACGAAGCTTAAACTCGCTGTACTTTTTACGACCAAAAGCTTTTACAGTTTTAGATTGATCACCACGTACTGTAATAAATACACCAGTACCTTCGCCTGTACCGGGAAGTTTAAGTTCAAACTCGTAACCAGCTTCTGCGATTTCAGTGTAGTTGTGTTTTGCTAAATCGAATGTCATAATGTCCTTTCATTATTGTTAATCAAGTAACGATTATAGCACAATTTTTAGGATAAATCAAGAGGTTGAAATAAAGAAAAACCCCTCGGCTTTTGACCGAAGGGTTGTGTCTCAAGTTGAGTCTTTAGCGATTAAGCTGCAGAGTCTTGAATTTGAATTGTAGTAGCAGGTAGACCAGCATCGACAACATCATTCAATAGAGCTTGGAAGCTTGCTGAAGCGACAATACCGAGTTCACCGTCATCCTTGGTGAAGCTACCTAGTTTTACTTTAGGCATTGTGAATGTTACGAACTCTGAAGCAGCAGCATTATCTGTAGTTAGTGTTAGGACGATAGAAACAGGAGTCTCTTCATCGAAATAAGTACGGAAAGCAGCATCTTGGAAGTAAACACTCATGTTACCAGTAACACGAATACGACCAGTGAAAATTTCAGCTACAGAGTTAGAACCTACAGCAGTTGCATTTTCAGTGGCACGTTCAACTGAGAAGTCAGCAGAGGTTACTAGAGCAACAGGAGCACCATCAACAAGCATAACACCGTTTACAGCAGCAAAGATACCATTAGCATTTTGAGCAGTAGGTGAAGTAAAGTATTGACTTGTACCTGATTGTGTTAGGTCTTTACCTGCAAAACCAAAGTCAACAGTAGTTAGACCAGTAGCAGGTAGCTGTACAGCCATACTGTTTAATTTCATACCAGTGTAAACTTCGGACTGAGCGATATCACCGTAGAATTCTTCAACAGTGTATGATTGGTCAGTGTGAGCACTAGCAGGAACGAAAGTTGTTTTACCAACAGCAGTAACTGTAACAGAAGCGATTGGACCTTCAGCAGTTAGATCAGAACCGTTAACAACTTTTACAGTTAGAACGGTAGCACTAGCAGAGGCGATTAGCAAGTTTTTAGCTACGTTATCAGCATCTAGACCAGAACCAGTTAAACGAACAACTTGACCAACTTTAAAACCATCAGTTAGAAAATCACCAGTAGCACGAGTCACTGTATATAATGCACCAGAAGCAGCGATAGTTACAGAAGCACTAGATGAAGCAGGTGATGTAGTAAAATCACGACCTACGATAGAACCCATAAAATCAGCGTATGATGCAGGAGAGAGTTCACCGTTCAAGCTACCTTCAGCAGAACGAACACCGTGACGATAATCAGCGATTTGACGATCAGTGCGAATTTCACCAGATTCGTAAGCTTCTTTTACTAGGTTAAAACTAGCAGTTACACGGCGAAGTAATTTACCACCAGTGCTACCAGCTAGAGTACCCCATGCGCTTTCTTTTTTGTAGGCTACGACTTTTGATGTACCTTTTGAGATTGCCATATTATTTTCCTTAATTTAAATTTCACATTTGCAAATGTACTGATTTAGGTTCAGCAACCATGATTCAATAAGAATAAACTTCAGCTACTAATTCAATTAGAACTGGACATATTACTCTTTCAGATACAACCGTGTTACCAGCAATTTGTGGTGTTCTTAACACATGAATCTTTACGTTACCTTCTTGTAGTACTAAACCTTTCGCAAAATGCGCCCGAATCAATTCGGCACGATTTATAACTTCTGAAGTTCCTTTATTTGCAGCACCAACAACAAATACTTGCATTGTCATTCGTTCTCTATGAAAACCCGTACCAAGTACAGGATCATCTGGAGCTTGAATGGTAAACTGTACTCTTTGATATAACCCATTTGGGGCATCAAAACTAACACCTTCCCATGCGGTAGATACCGTAGGAGTTAATGCGTTTAGTTTTCTTTCGGCTGCTCTTTTAATTTCTATAATTGCCATTAACTTGCCTCATAGTATGATTTTAAATCTGAACGGTATATACCATAAATAGCATTTAATGTAGGTTCCATAATACCATTTGGTGCTTGTGATGAATAACCACCCTCAAGAGAACCGAACTTAGGTAGTGTCCAACCTTCTGAAGCAACATATCTTACACTGTTCATAATGTAAACAGTATCACCAAGCTTGTATTTTCCACTATCAATATCTGCATTGCTTTTAATATTCTGAGCATTTTCGTCAGTAGCACGTTCAGGGAAAATAATTCTTGTAGGACCATTAAATGATATCGTCCAACCACCCTTAGCTGAACCTACTTCTGCTGGTAATACTCTAAGTCGAGAAGGTAGATTGTACATCCACTCATTAGCTTCAGTCAAAGTACCAATAGGTGTATTCTCAATAGCTTCCCAAGTTACCCAATATGAAAAGATACTGACCATACCTTGCATTTTACGAACAGTTTCTTCATGGAACTTCTTAAGACTTTGTTCTAATTTTGAAGTATCACATGTAACTTGCATATTAACCCTTTACGGTTAGAATCTTATATAAGATAATAAGACCATCTGCAGCGTGTTCTGTAATTGAGTCTACTGTGTAGGTTGTACCTTCAATTGTAATTTTATCTTTATTAGCAGGTACAAAACTCAGGTTATTGTTAGCCAAATAAAATAGAGCAGAATCTCTTCCAATCATATTTGGGAAGTTATACTGACTTGCTCTGATATGCTTTTTATACATTTTTACAGAATATGAAGTTTCTGTATTAGTTGTACTGCCTGTTTCAA